CTACCGACGTGGTGTACTGGGCTTGCGCCAGTGGTATTCTGGTGCGGTCATTCGCTGGCGGTAGCGTTCTTTAGCAGCCAGGGCGCTGTTAAGGCGGGTACGGATGATGAGCCGCTCCTGGCCGTTAAGCTCATGGCCCTGCTGTTCGGCCGCGACCATTATTGCGTTCTCTAATACTGTCCGATCCAGCATACAAGCCCTCAGTTGATTGACTGGCTGTAACCTGCGAAGAGCTGCGCATTTACCGTCAGCACTTCTTTCATATGCTCATACCATCCGGAAAAAATAGCCTCATCGGTTCCCGGGTAGCCTGCCAGAAAGCACATGAGAATATCGTCGGAGAGTTTGTCCTGCTGATCCCAGTCAACAATGAACTGTCTAAACAGAGCATAAGCCTTAGATGGGTCTCTGTTCTGCCACGTTTCGACAACGATCTCGAAAGGAGGAACGGTGTAAGTCACCTGCACCGGCAAAGGCTCGTATTTCGTCGGTATCAATACCTCTCGGGTAAATATCTCACCTTCCGGCCAAAGTTGCGCATGATTTGTCAAAGCTGATCCTCCACATAGATACCTGCCGAGATAATTGCACCACCGATACGGCGCTTACCGTAAAGCAGGGGTACCGGGTATCCCTGTGTCGCAGTGTTCGTGACGCCGCCGAACGCATAAGAGGCCCGGTTATCAGCATCCTGTTTGCTGGCTAACCCTGTAGGTTGAGGAGACAACATCTGCGCAACCCCGCCGACAATCAGCGCTGCGCCTACTTTCATTGAAGCTGGCCCCCATGCCGCGCCTCCAAATGCCTGCCCAATCGGCGTAAATGCGCCTATTGCACCGGCGACAACCAGCGCAGCACCGAGAATAGTTTGTAGCGCACCGGCACGTTTACTGCCGATAATGACAGGCACAATCCGAATGACACGACCACCAGTAGGAAAATCGAGGTCGTCTTCAGCAATATTTTTCCTATCAACGAAGATAGAAAACGTCAGCCCGCGGGATTTGCTTGTGGTCATATACTGCTGAAAACCTGGCAACGTAGCAGACAGAGCATTGAACACTTCACGTGTTGAGCTGATTAAGCGTTGATGTTCCCTGCCAAACAGGCCGATCAGCGGGCCGCTCAGCTTGATGGTTGTCATCACTTCACTGCTTTGCATGATGTTTCCCCTCACTGCAATAGATCGCCATTAAAGCCATTTTCAAATCGTAGATTTTTTTCTTACAGCTGCTGCCCGGTAAAGATTCAGTATCTTTCAGGCGCCTGGAAATGGTCTGGCGATGAATGCCGGTGACTGCAGCGAGCTCACTGATTGTCAGCTTTATCTGCCGCATCGCTCCCCCTTATGATGATGAACAGAAAACATACAATTCATCATCTTTTCATTTTTTGCTAAAACTCACCATAATAAAATCAGATTGTTAGCAGATGATGATGATGACCATAGAATCCAAAAACTAGTCGTTTTCCGCGTGCCCGCCGCCTCGTGGCTGGTCTCCCCTCCGGGAGGACCCGACCGATCCGGGCAGCGAGGGGCGGCTTTCGCCGCCTCTGCGCCTTACGGTTTGCCCGTAGACTTGACCAGACCGCGATAGTCCAGCGGCGCTACGCCAGCATCGATGCGCACCTTCCATGCAACACCATCGACAGTGAAGCCCTCCTGCTGTTCGAGGTACGGTGAATCCATCCCGTCGAGGTATGCAACCTCCACGGTGTCCATGCCCTGGGCTGCGGTTACATACCACTCTTTGGCGTTGTGCTTATCAAGGCGTGGCTCAACAATGACCTTCGCCATGTCTTTCACCACGTTAACGATCCCCGGGTTCTGGTTCAGTGTGCCGCTGCTGTCTACCGGGAATAGTGAGGAAGAGGACAGGATCGCCCGGTTGGCCGCTCCCTCGAGTGCTGCCGGCACAATGAGGAATGATGGCGTGACGTTCACCGGATCGCCGTTGGCATCCTCCTGCAGGCGCATAGCTTTGCGCGCGGCATCAAGGCCTTCAGTGCTCATGTCCAGTGCGATCATGTTCTTGTGATCTGCGTGGAACAGGGCTTTGCCGTCAGTGAATGCCTGGTTGGTGGTCAACACCAGGTAGACCAGCTCGCCAACCGTACGGGATGCAGCCCGCCCCATGGCTGTCGGGATGGTGGTCAGCTGAGTGAGGTCATCGTTGATGATTGCCTGGCGGGTGATAGAGAAGATCTCACCATATGTGGCCAGCGCGATAGGTACGCCTTTATCACTTGTAGTGATGTATTTATATTCAGCGCCCTCACGTACCTGACGCAGCTTAGAGAATCCATTCAGGCCAACGCGCTTCGCTTCATGGAAGTTGCTGAGCGAGCCCGCTTTAGTCCATTGCTGGAAAGTCTCGCCGCTGTTCTGCCAGCCTGCCAGCACTGACTTTTCAGCGCCACCAGCGAGGATGTGTGAAAAATCACTGCTGCTGTGCGTAAACGCCAGGTTCACAATCTGCGACCGGTTACCGAAGCTGCTGATGCCGATACCGCGATCCACCAGCGAGGCCTGCGCCATTTCAAACAGGCTCATCATTGCGTATGGGTTGCCGCGTTCTGCGCGTTCGTGACCCAGACGCGCGTACAGCCCCTGGCGAATACCATCGCCGGTAATGTTGCCGTTCCCCGCGTAGATATGCGCATGGCTCTGCGTGGAGGTATTTGACGGAGTAGCATTTCGCCCCATCTGCGCCAGCAGGAGATCTTTGGCTTTTTCCTTGGTGCAACCAGCATCCTCGAGACACTGCATCTTCAGCGCGTCGTGCTTACCACCGAACATCGCAAACAGATCCTTAATGCCGTTAATACGGTCCTGTTCTGGTGCGGTGCCGGTAATGGACGCTTTTGGGCTGGTGATCATACCTTTCAGTGATTCAGGCATATGTTCAAATTCCTCAATTCGTTTGGATTCGATGCAGGCCATAGCACGCACCGTTTCAGTAACCTGATCTGCAAAACCATGCGCCACGCATTCAGCGCCGGTAAGCCAGGTTTCGTCTTCAAGCATCGCTGCCACAGCTTCTGGGGTTTTCCCGGTTTTCTCGACGTAAGCAGGGATCAGCACGCTCTCTACTTTGTCCAGGAGGTCAGCGTAATCACGCATTGCATTAGCGTCGCCGCTCGATGCGCCCCACGGCTTGTGGATCATCATCATCGCGTTCGCCGGCATGATTACCGGATTACCAACCATTGCGATGACGGAAGCCATTGAAGCGGCCAGGCCGTCAACATAAGCGGTGATCGGAATACCCAGGCCTTTAAGGGCGTTGTAGATGGCGATGCCGTCGAACACGTCACCACCAGGGGAGTTGATGTGCAGGTTGATACTGGTGGCATCTGAAATGGCTTTCAGGTCACTCACGAATTTCTTCGCAGTAATGCCCCAGTAGCCGATCTCGTCGTAAATGTGGATGTCAGCCGCGCCACCAGTTGCTGATGCTTTGATGCTGTACCAGTTCTTCATTCAGTACCATCCAACCACTGATTTACTGCGTGGCGAACAATCTGAGCCATTCCCGGAACTGGTTTACCCGGATTTTCTTTGATAAAGCGGATGCGGTACTGCTTTAGACGCTGATTGGTGGCCGCATCAATATGCATAGAAGTACCCTTTGGCCCACCAAGATTGAGGCTACCGGTATCGTTTTCCATTTCTGATCCTTAACGTGATTAATGATGCACGGGCAATGATTGATCAAAAAAAGTGGTAGGTAAACTTATTTCTATCACAAAAATAGATTAATAAGATGAAAAAAAACCCGACCGAAGTCGGGTTGATTTAACTACAACTGATATTCAGCAGTTGCAAACGGGAATAGCGAACACCTTCGCCCGTTTTGGGTAACTCAGCGTCCCGTCTGGATTACGTTTGTAAGGTCGAAAAATGACCTCACAAGCGTTACCACACTTTGGACAGATTCCGTTAGCCATAAACTTTACCTGTGCTTATATACAGGCTGTAGTCCTGTCCAGCCTTGTATTAACGCAGGTTAACCGCTATTCTTAAGTTTCCACACGTAAGAGTTGCGGTTTCCCTGCACTCTGGAAGAAAATCCGTTTTCTTCCCCCTAAGGCCCTGCTATATAGCAGGGCTTTTTGTTTAGTCGCTTGCTGGGAGTGAAACTGCGAAGGACTCAATAATTGTGCTAATTCGTTTTGCTTCGTCTTTCGTTAAGTCGCGTGGAAGGTTACCAATGACCACGGTCAGCTCATCACGTAGAGGAATAGGAAGCTCGAAAGTCTTAATAGAAGTATTCTGCGAACTAACTGCAGATGGTTGAGTGCTTTTTACTGGCGATCTGCGCTGTTTCACCGTCACATCTTCTCCTTTCTCATGCGCAATGAATTTTGCAACAGCCCCGTTAAAGCGGCTGATATAGGATTTTTGCGTATCCTCAGCAATGCCATTTGTCATAACGTAAGTGTTAATGATGTCCTCAGTATCCCAACTTTCTGCATTTTCAGTGTCTGAGATGGAATCTTTAACCAGATAGCAAACGCTACGTACATTACCGGCAGTGCTTGGAGAAGCCCCAGTAATTTCCACATATTTATCGATAAAACGGTAAAAGTTAGCTTTGGATAAGTCCATAACTCTAACCTCCTTAAGCTGGTAGAGCTCAACATGTAAGCATAATGGCACAACAATCCCAACCGCGCAAGATCACAACACACAAGATCTTTTAGAGATCGACTGGATTAGGCTCTCATCGTGAGTCAGAGTGAATTGGAGTGAGGTGTAGTGAGATGTAATGAGATGCAGTGAGATGCATTGGGATGCAATGAGATGTATTGGGATGCAGTGAGATGTATTGGGATGCAATGAGTAGTAGTGAGATGCAGTGAGATGCAGTGAGAGGTGATAAAGTATTAAGCAGCGCCTTATAAACTTCTAAATACCATCTTTAGGTATTCACCTGTTCACCATTTCAATTTTATTTTTCATATTCAATAAATTAAGTGATGAACACTATAACTATAGGTATTCATTAGTGTTCACCCTACTCTTCACCCATTTGGGCAAAAAGAAACAAAAGGTGAACAGGTGAATACTTGATGAATACCTAACAAATAAGTGTTCACCCTTTAATGCCCTGTTATTAATCAGTTTTTTAACAGAGTGAATACTGGTGAACACTTTATCTATAACTTTACTCTACCCCTTCATTCTCAATAGTGGCAGCACATAATGGCATCCAGTCACCAGAGTCATCATGCAGGGTTACGTTAGAGCGTATACCATGTTTGGTTTTCTTCTTCTGGTACGCCTTCCCATACTCAGCCATTGCGCCAGGCATATCAGTACCGAACCGCATTAACGATACTGGCTTACTCAGGCCATTGGCTCGCATGTATGCCAGGTAAGCGTGATACAGATACTTGCGCGGGCTAAAAGGCACTATCTCGGCATTGCCGATAAACATCCCATCGCACACTACTGACGCCATCAGGTAGCCGCAGAAGTCCACCAGCGAATCACCTTCACGCTTAATCGCCAGCGCCTCCTCTGACTTCTGCTGTTCGTGCAGTAAACGCCGCGCATCGTCCTGATCCGCAAAACGTGTCAGAAGGTGGCGAATCACTACGGCCAGTTCACCCTCTATCTTCTCGGCCAGCAATGTGTCGCGTTCGTTTTCTGGCACCACCTCGGTAAAGTTGAATATCACCCGCCGGCGCGAGATACCGCCGCTGCGGTCGCTGAACGTCATAGCGTTGTTATTGACGGCCAGCACGACAGCCTGTATCCGGGTCGAATACGGCGCTTTGTGTTTTGGGTCGATAGAAACCTTATCACCGCCGGTAATAGCCTTTATCCCGGCACCGTCACCAGCGTAGCGGGTCATATCCGGCATGATGATCAGAGAATAACCGACCACCAGCGCCCTGTCCCTCGCATCCTCCAGCGCCTTCATGCTGGCCGACACCGTATTGGCCTTGCCCGCCAGCATGGTGCAGATTTCTGCCATCACGCTCTTACCGCTACCACCTGGCCCTGTTACCTCCAGGAATAACTGCCAGTCGTACCGGTTCGCCAGCACCATAAACAGCGCAGCCAGTACGCGATCTGTCTTACGGTCATTGTTGGCCACGGAACGGCGAAGCCATTTCCAGAAGTTTGGCGCATGGCTGGCCAGCGTTTCCCCTTCGGCTGGTGGGCTGAAAGGCAGTTCACTGGCGATCAGCAGCCAGTCGGTTTTGCTGTGCGGCCGGAATTGCCCCGTTCGGGTATCAAATACCCCATTGCTAAAACCAACCAGGTTTCGGGCCGTCACCCCCATCACCGGAAGGCTCAACTTCATGGTTTCCACCGCTGATTTAATGGCGTTCTGCGAATAGGCCACCTCAGCATCAATATAAATCTGTGCCATTTCACGCTGCAGCTCTTTATCCGGCAGCGGGTTCCATACTACGCCGTTATAGTAATGAACCGTGTCAGAGTCGGCATGTATAGCCAGATCGCCATCATAATGAGCCAGAAGTACCTCACCGCGCTGGCTGGCCCCCATCTGATTTAATGCCGGGGCCACACCTTCCCGTTGCGCTGATGTCGGCAGTTTTACCACGACACTTTCACCCCGTTCGGCTTCTTCTTTCAGCCCTGCCAGACGTGGTGACCAGTCCTCCAGCAGTTCAAGCGACTCTGAATAAAAGCGTGCCTCCCGGACACCAGCCAGCGCCAGCCGGGTGGCGATCGCAGTAGTCTGTGATGCGCTCAGTTCTCCGGCGCGATAGACGCGGGCATAGCGGCGCCCGGCATCGATGATTTTGACATTATTCAGGTCCATCAGCTGCTTCGGCCCGAGAGTGATCGGGGGAACGTTGTCCCCCGCCGGGTTACCCTGTTGCCAGTTACGGGCATGGATCCACGCATCAGCTCCAGCAAAAATAATTGCCTCGGTGAGTTTGTCCTTAGGGAGGCATTTCAGGTTCGGCGCGTTTTTCATTTTCCCGCTCTCTTAGCAGCGATAATCGCCCGCAGGTTCCGGATTTTTCCGCTCACGTCTGTGGCCTTACACCACTCGCTGAATGTCTGCTTAACCACGGGTTTAAATTCCTTTTCAAAGCGCAGAACAGAAGAAACACACTCTCCCGTGTAGCCATCTCGAATGAACGTAATACGGCTGTCAGTAACCTTTTGCACCGTGACGTGCTCGCCGCGGTTGTCTCTGTAAATATCTCCAGGCAGGATCGCAGGCAGAGTCTGGCCCGCAGCAGTTAAGCCGCTATTTTTCTTTTTCATGAGATTAACCCTTTTGAACTGGTGCTATGCGATATCCTGCGCGTTCAAGCAGTTGATTGAATAAAGACGGTGTACCGATAATTTCATTCGGCAGCAGTGGCATCTCCGATTTAACAAGACCATTCTCGATATACAGCAGGATACGGCCCGAAAAATCAGGGGAGACGTGGAGATCCACATTCAGAATCGGAATCTGACTATGCATGGCTCACCTCCCCGGCATCGAATACAAGCGACATTCCAGAGGCGTAATCGTGGAAAGCAAAGCGGCAGGGTGATTCAGTGCGAATCTTTGCGGCAAACGTCAGACTCCAGCCGGGGAATGCCTGGCGTGCTGCGTTCTCAGTGTCAGCATTGAAACGTACAATGACCGGCGGGCAACCGGGATGATGTTTAGGCGTAGCCAAGAACAACCATGTAAATTTAGGGTGAGTTTGGGTAGACTGTAATTCAGCCATGATCGTTACCTCAGATAACTGTTTGTGGTCAGAGGCCCGGTAAGTGTTCCACCACTGCCGGGCTTCGCTGTTTTTGTTCCTTGACGACACAAGGTGTAAACAAAAATAATATGAGGTGGTGAACACGTCAAGGCTTTCATGTTTACACTTTTTATGTATACTGTTTAACACCTTGTTTTTCAGGAACACTACAATGGCAACTGGTACGGTTAACGCGAAATCCCAAGCCCTAGCGGCTCGAGTTCCCCATGATGTGATCGAAGGAATGGAGGCGGTGAAAGTCGACGGCGAAACCACGGCAAATTTCATCGTCACAGCATTGCGCGGAGAAATTGCCCGGCGGCAAACTGCCACAACCGGCCCCGAGAACGTGCAGCTCGAGCTCAACAAAGTGCTTGAGACACTGGCCCTCATTGGCGATATTGGAGAGCAAGCCGTCAGCAATGCCCGCGCCATTGCAGCTATGGCGAAAGAAGAACTACAGCGCCACCAGCGCAAGTGATCCGGATACCCGTCTGCGAGTTGACCACCAGCATTCCACCCAAAAAGCTGAGTTAAATCAGCAGGCTCAAAATTGAGCTGGTTGAAACTTTGACCACCAGCTGTGCCCCTGGTATGCTGATTTTGTTTCGAATGATCCCACTGGCGGCCCTGTATGGCCGCCTTTGTTTTGTACGCCATACCCAGCCCCTTATACCGTCTGCGTTCTGCGGGTGGAGTCCAGATAAGCATCCAGATCAGCTTTGATGTATATGACCTTACGGCCAACCTTATGAAAGGGTATTTTTACCTTGCCTGTGTGTGCCCAGTTCGCCAACGTCTGGGGATTTACACCAAGGTGATTGGCAGCTTCACTACGAGTGAGCTTTTTGAAAGGATCGACTTCAACTAAATGCATAAGTAGCTCCGTGTATAACAGGTTAACAACGGGGCAACTTTATAAATAGTGACAGAGCACCAATAGACTGGCACAACCGTTATGCGGAGTGCATAGCAGTTATGCCATCCCAAAAGAACTTAATCACGAACTAATGAAAATGAAGTCCTTTTCGCTGATTGTTCAGGCCCTAAACCTGCAGCATTAGCCCAGCGCCTTAATGAGTCCTCACTGACCCCACCATTAAACTCATTCCTTATAGCTTTGAAGAGAGCTTTTTTACTTGCTCCAGGATATCTTTCCCATGTTCTTCTTAGCATCGCCACGGCAGCGTCATAATTTTTATTTCTTGGCTTTTCCGCGACTTCGACCATTTTGTTTTTATAGGCTTTCTCTTTTACATCTCGTAATATTTTGGGATATATACGCATTCTCAATCTATTGGCATAAACCCTGTCAGCGAGCGTCTGTGCCATATCGAATTGAGATTGAAAGTAAAGCAGAATAGCCGCTTCAAATGTCCGTGCATCTGATTCCGAGCACATTTCACCATGTATTTGCGAAAACATCAGGAGGTTATCGATATCCCCATCAGATGCCAGCTCATTAAAAGTGCGCGAATGCTTATCTGGAATTTCGAACAAAACTCCTTGTTCATAATCGCTTTTATCAACAGTGAATGCCTTAATTATAACGTCAATATTTCCTTGCATAGATGAAAGGTTTATAGCACCAATAGAAGCCTTATGAATAACCTCTTCAATTTTCTGAGCCAGATTAATCAT